CATCCATATTGATGAATGTCAATTTTTAAAAAGAAAATGGAGATGGGAACCTGAATTGGAGGCGTATACTTGTCCTTTGGAATTAGATTCCATTGTTAAATCGCTAACAGTTTGGGTTGCTTCGCAGACTTTATGTCCTGAGGAGCAAATGGTGAGAGTTATCTCAAGCGCGAATTCAGAATTTTTCTTTTATGGACGTGAGATATTTGAGCACCACCACAAATTTTTCCGCTCTATTCTTGATGAATATCCGTACAATCAATTTGTTTCGGATTCGACACTGCCAGGGTGGTTTGACCTATGTACTAGGTTTCGGCGGGCGTCGGAGAGCGATTAGTCACCCTAATGAATTTGGGATTGGCATCTCTTATTCAGGATTATAAACAGTCACAAAATTTACAATACAAGAGATACCAAGAAGTTGAAGCAGTCACTCAGAGTACTGTTCCTCATATCACGTGTGCGATTGCGTGCTACGAGAGTAATAAGAATCGTTTTCAGCTGCAAGCTGACGTTGAGGTTCCGATTCAAGAAACGTCAACAAATGTAGGAACAGTAGCTTTTGAAGAAACTGCCCCTGGCGATGTTATGTGGTCCTCTAACGCGGATCCACAGATCGCAAATTCAGATAGCACACCAGAAATTGATCTTTCAGGTTTCCTTTCGCGTCCGGTTACTATTGATAGTACTACCTGGAATACTACTGATACCACTGGTCTTAAGTACACTCTACAACCATGGTATTTGTATATGAATAATACCGCAGTGAAGAACAAATTGGCGAATTATGCTTTTATTCGTGCTAAATTGCACGTTAAGTGTGTTATCAACGCTACACCGTTCCAGTATGGATTGATGCGAGCGTGTTATTCTCCACTTTTGGGTCTTGTTTCAGATAAGATCCGAGCCACCGCAGGTAATAATGGTGTGGTACGAGTTCCGTACTCCCAGCAACCTGGTTTCTATATTGAACCAGCTAAGAATCTCGGTGGTGAGATGGAGTGCCCTTTCTTTTATCATAAGAATTGGCTAAGTCTGGCTTCAGCAACTGATGTCCAGCAAATGGGTACGTTGAATTTTGTTATTTTCGCACCCTTAGCTGTAGCTGTGGCAACTGCCACAAC